TGTACCACGAATGGATTGACAAACTAGCCGTATCACTTGATAGCAAATCAGTAGACGACATTATTGCCGATGTAACAGCCAACGCCACAGCCGCAGGTGTGAAACCAGAACGGTATATGAACGAAAAAATTTGGAACAAACTACTAGACATCCAATCAGGCAAAATCAAAAACTACGGCACCATCACACGTGAAGAACTAAACGCTTTTGCATCAGGACAAGCAGTTGACGAAGTGACTAAAATGTTTTACAACGCTGTAGAACGCAGAAACTTCACAGACTCAATGCGTATCATCTCACCGTTTGCTCAACAATGGGCAGAGTTTGCAGGTCGTCTAGGCCGCACAGCTTTCACCCCTGTCGCCGGAGGAAAATTGTATTTGCCTGACGTAAGTGTTTTGCGTAAAGGCCAGTTGGCTGTCAATGGCGCAACTGAAGGCGACCCTGACGGAAATGGTCGAGGGTTCGTATATAAAGACCCCACATCAGGTCAATGGACATTTACATTTCCTCTATCTGGGCAACTAAGTAAATTGTTAACTGGTATTACAGCTCCTATCAACGCACCTATCAAGGGCATCGCTATGGGCTTGGATTATCGACCACAGTTAGGACCGTTTGCAACTATGGCTGTGTCGGCCATTATGCCTGATAGCCCATCTTTTGATATATACCGAACTGTTCTTTTGCCGTTTGGAGAAAAGAGAGGGATAACAGAATCCCTTGCCCCATCGTGGTTCCGTAAAATCTATGACGGTATGACTGGCTATGAAGGTTCTACTGTATTTATGAATACCTATGTAGAAACTATGCAGGCGTTGGCTTCCACAGGTGATTACGACACTTCCAATCCTGACGAGCGTGACCGTCTAATGAATGACGCTAAACGTAAAGCAGGGTATCTATCAATACTCCGAGGAATATCACAGTTCACTGGTCCAGCCGCAGGCAATTTTGACCAGGCTGTAAAAGCAGGAGAAGTTGACGTTTACGCTTCTCAATTGGCTAAAGCATTTCAAGAGATGAAAAACCAAGATTATGATTCAGCCGTGGGAACATTCATTGAAGTTTTCGGTGAAGATGCTTTCAGTTACTTAGCAAACAAAACTAAATCTATTGCTGGTGGTTTAGAAGCCTCTGAAGAATTTGGTGTATTTGAAAGAAACAATCGTGGGTTGTTCAGACAATATAAAGAAGTAGCTGGCTATTTCGGACCTATTGGTTCTGATTTTGATTTTGCTGTTTATCAACGCCAACTGTCGGAAGGTTCTCGCGTCAAACTAACCCCTGAACAAGTGTTGTTATCAGCCGAATCTACAATTGCTATGTCTTACTATCGGACTATGCGAGCCAATTTCCCTACCACATTGAATGAACAACAACGCCAGTATGTTGCTGCTTATCGTGGGGCTTTGCAAAAGAAATATAAAGGTTATGCTCAAATGCAGTTTGACCCTAACAAGTTGCCACGCCAAATTTTACAGTTACGTGAAGCTGCTTCATTGTCTGATTTGGATGGGAACCAAGCGGCAGAGGGCGTTCGGTACTATATGCAAGTTCGTGATGCTGCCTTGGCCGAAGCAAATAACCGTGGCTATTCATCTTTAGCTTCAAAAGATACTTCTGATTTGCGTGAATATCTTTCCAACTATGCGTCTGCTATCACCAAGCAATACCCAGAGTTTGCAAGGGTGTACGATAGGCTGTTATCCCAAGAGGTTGAACAATGAGCCAAGAAGAAACAAATTTAGACCCCAATGCTTACTTTTCCCAAAACCCATTGGGTAGTGGTGGTGCAGGTTTCAGCGACACTTCTGGTACTGGTCTTCCAACTGGGTTTATTCCTCCCCCACGGTTGAAAATTCAACAAGGGTCAAGAGGCCAAAAAATAATTCCTGCTCGCGCCCCTTCAGGTAACTATGGACTTGTTTCTGCCGAAGGAACTGTTCAGGAGTTTTACCAGCCGACCCGTGAGGCAATGACAATTCTTTCTGGCTTAGACGATATTACGCGCAGAAAAGTACAAGAAAAGTTGTTTCGAAAAGGTTGGTACGGTTCAAGCAAACCTGGCAATGGTTATTCAGATGCCGACAGAAACGCTATGGCTGACCTATTGTTGCTTGCCAACAACCAAGGTTATACGTGGGATGTGTTGTTAAGCCAATTGGATAAAGCTCCGGATGTAAACTTGTTGGGTTCAAGTGGTAAAACAAAACCTTCTTCTGCTGATTTGACCGAGATATTGCAGCGCACTGCTTTGGAAACCATTGGCAAAAAACTTGATGATAAAACTGTTGGCAATTTGGTGTCGTCTTACCAAGGTGTTTACACGGCTGATTCTACCGAATCTGCTCCGTCTGCTGATGTGTTTTTTGAGAATCGAATCAACCAACAATATGGTGCCGATTCGGAGGCGTATAAGTATTTGAACGCTATTAGCAATGTGTCAAGAGTTCTTGGAAGTATGTAATGGCTAGTGAAAACTCAATTGAAATTTTGCCGTCTGACAAAACTACAAAAGTTCCTTATGGTTTCAAGGGTGAAAAAATAACCATTGAAGAAATGATAAACACAGAAGAATTTACTTCTCTCGAACCTGTGTTTGCTGGCCGTGTTTTGTCTTTGATTCGTGACAACCCATCTGTAGGTATTCTCAAAGGTGGGGGTGGCCGTGATGAAGAACAGGTACGTCGTTTGTTTTATGCAAACTACAAGAAAATATCTAACGCTCCGGATTATGAAAACGACCCTGCAAAATATGAAGATATTAAATCAGGAAAAATCAAATGGAACCCTGAAGATAATGAATGGTACAAACGAGTAACAAATAAGACTGTTGCTGTGCCTGGGGCTAGTTGGCATACAGGTGGCTACGCCGTTGACTTTACTGGCAATGTTAATTTAGCAGGCAAGGTTGCTACGAAATACCAGTTGGAACAGATTACTGGCACTGGTGAAACACATCACTTTCAGCCATTAGGTGTTCCTATTTCAAAACGTATGTTTCTTGAACTTAAGAATACGTATGGTATTGATGCGATTAAAACCCCGTTGTCTCGTGACATTTTGTTGTATATCAATAAGGAAATTGCTTCTAATGTTCCTCGTCATCCGGCTCGTATCAAGAAAGTTTTGGATGCTGCTATCGCTAAGTTCAAGATTTCTACTGGTACAGCCGATGATGCTGTTGCTCGTGAAAAGGTGTTGACTAATGTTGGTCGTCTTGATTCTGGAATAATTATTGACTGGGGTAAAGTTTCTACTGCTACTCCTACTACTGTGGCTAAAGCGTTGACTACCACAACGACAAGTGTTCCAGCGACTACTACTCGTTCTACGGTGGGTGGGGTTGGTCGAATACCTGGTGTTAATGCGACAACTACTACGCTTCCTGATTTGCCTAATCCTTCAGGTAAGGAAACGCCCCAAGGTAAGAAAACTAGGTTGATGGCTGATTGGGTTATGGACCGTTCTGATGCTTTGGTTAAGACTGGTGTGACACGTCAACAAGCTGATAAGCAGGCTATGAAAGATGTGTCTACTCAGTTTGGTAAACAAGATGCTTCTATTGTCCCTACAACTTCTGTTCCTAAAAGCACAGTTTCCATAGCACCACCCCCAACGCTTGCGCCTACGACAACCACTATGCCTAGAGGAACAACAACTACCGTGCCTAGAACTAATACAACAACTCCTACTACTTCGACAACTGTGCCTGCTGGTCAGTTTGATTTAGAGGCTCCTGGTGCGGTTAAGAAACAGTTGGATTCTGCTATTGCAGCAAAGCCCGACCCCAAGACAAAGATGTATAACATTCTTGGTTATGGTATGGCTACCAAACAGCAACGTATTGATTTGATTAACTCTCTTAGGGATACTCTTGCTTCTCAGCAAGTTTTTGATTTGGAAGCCCCTGGTGCGGCTAAGAAACAATATGATTCTGCTGTCAAATCTAAACCTGATGCTATTACTGGTAAGTATTTTATTGTTGGTTTTGGTTGGGCTACTAAGGCTGAACGTGACAACATTATTGCTTCTACTAAACCAGGTTCTACTGCTGCTCCTGTTGCTCCTGTTACACCTGCTGCTCCTGTTACACCTGCTGCTCCTGTTACACCTGCTGCTCCTGTTACACCTGCTGCTCCTGTTACTCCTGTTACCCCTGCTGCTCCTGCTACTGGTAAGGGTGGTAAAACGCCAGCCGTAACTACTGTTGTAGTAGACGGCAAAAAAGTCAAAGTCGGTGGCGACAAATGGAAACAAATCATCCAAGAAGAATTCGGTTCTCTATGGGATGTCTACAATGACAACGCTGATGTAAAGAAAGTTATTGATAAATCCGTAGCAGAAGGATGGTTCAACGACGAAACCAAAATAGACGCGTCACTAAAAAATACTAACTGGTATAGAGCTACCCAGTCGTCAGTACGTGCATACACAATTCAAAAGTCAACTGACCCTGCAACCCTTGAAGCAAGCATTAATCAGGCTGTTGCTGATTTACGAGATGATTCTCTTGCCTCTGGTGTGGTGTTGTCTGACACTACGTTACGTACCTTGGCTGAAAACAAAGTGAAATACAAATGGTCTGACCAGCAAGTAGCAAACGCTATTGGTTCTGAAACGGTATCCACTGCTCGCCGTGGTGGTCCACAGGCTGTGGCTGATTTGCGTAAAGGTGCTGTCGGTACAGGTCTTCGAGAAATTGCTGATAACTACGCACAGAAACCTACTGATACGATGCTTGATATGTGGGTTGCTGAAGTTATGCAAGGCACTAAAACGCAGGAACAGTTTATTGACTTGATGAAAACGCAGGCTTCTACGCAGTATCGTTCTCTTGCTCCTTTGATTGAGAAGGGTCAGGATGTGAAAACGGCTGTGTCTATGTATACCAATGCGGCACAGAATGTTTTGGGGGTTGACCCTAATACTGTGGATTGGTCACAGGATAAATGGAATAAGGCTTTGAATTATCAAGACCCTAAGACCAACGAGTATCGTCAGATGGATTCGTGGGAATGGAATCGTTATCTCAGGTCGCTTCCGGAATGGCAGGAAACTGATGATGCTAAACGTACCTACCGTTCTGCGGCGTTCACTTTGGCACAAGCATTTGGAAAGACGAGCTAATGGCAGCAGTAGATGAACTAAGAGCAATTTTGAATTACTACGGCCTTGGCTCTTTGGCTGATGTGTTGTCAACACGGATTGTTGATGACCCGACATTGGTGGATGACCCTACGGTTTTGTTGTCATCTGTTCGGGACACCCCTGAATATAAGACACGGTTCAAAGGTAATGAGGCTCGCCGTAAATCAGGTCTACCTGAATTGTCTCCAAGGGATTATGTCAGCCTTGAAGAATCGTACCGTTCCACGCTTTCTGCTAATTCTCTACCCCGTGGCTTTTACGACACCCAAGACGACTTCGCCAACTTCATCGGCCAAGACGTTTCCCCACAAGAACTAAATGCTCGCATCAGCCAAGGATACAACGCCGTACTCCAAGCAGAACCAGGCACCAAAGCAGAACTACAACGCCTATACGGACTCAACGACGGAGACATCGCCGCCTTCTTCATAGACCCCGAACGGTTCAACCAGTCAGACGCAATCAAAAAAGCCCAAGCCGCACAAACAGCATCAGAAGCTCGCCGTCAAGCAGGCATCACCCTAACCACCCAACAAGCAGAAGCACTAGCAACCGAAGGTGTCACAAGACAAGAAGCCCAACAAGGTTTCGCAGCCATCGGCGCACAACAAGAACTATTCCAAGCAGGTATGGAAGGCGAACAAGCAATCAGCCAACAAGAACAAATCGCCGGAACCTTCGGAACTAACGCTGAAGCACGACAAGCCATCGCACGTAGACGGCGTTCACGTCAAGCAGGATTCGAAGCAGGTGGAGGATTCGCCGCAAGACAATCAGAACAAACAGGTTTAACCACCATCGGTGAATAACAATGTGTTATAGTAATACCGATGCCGATGGCAAGACTTACTGATAGCCCCCCTAATCAGTAACGAAATAATGGGGTGTAACAACTAGCAGCCACCACGTTCCTCCGATGTGGTGAGGGCTTAAGGAGAGTGCAATGTCAGATTTCAATGAAGATTATGATTCAGAGATAGACGACCAAATGGATGTCGAACCCAAACAGAATCCTGTACGGGCAAGAATGAAACAGTTGGAAAAAGAAGCCAGTGAACTACGCAAACAAGTTGCAGAGTTCGCCACAGCCAAACAAGAACTTGCTTTCGTGAAAGCTGGAATAGATACCAGCAACCCACGATTCAAATACTTTGTCAAAGGCTATGACGGTGACTTAACCCCTGAAGCAATCCGTGAGGCCGCCGAAGAAGCACAACTAATTACACCCCAGACAGATGACTCCGACAAGCGAGCCTGGCAGCAAACCAATAAAATTGCTGCTGGAAGCGAATCGGCACCACCACCTCCATCTTGGAACAAGCGTATTAGTGAAGCCACTTCTGAAGCAGAGGTCTACAAGATTTTTGAAGAAGCACAAGCACAAGGCATAGACCTTTTTTAACCACTTCTATTCAATAAGGAAAAACTAAAATGGCTGATTATTACGCAGCAGAAACCGGCACAGCAAACCTACAAACAGACCAGGTGGCATTTGAGAAGTTGGCATATTTTGCCCTTCGCCCAGAAATGTACTTCGACCAGTTTGCAGATGTTCAAGCCACAAACGCAACCAACCCAGGTGCATCAGTTAAGTTCACAGTATTCGCAGACCTTGCAGCAGCAACCACTGCTCTTGGCGAAGCAGAAGACGTAACCCCTGTCGCAATGAGCGACAGCCAAGTTACTGTCACTCTCAACGAATACGGTAACGCAACTGTAACGACAGCAAAACTTCGTGCAACCTCGTTCCTCCCTGTAGACCCAGTAGCCGCACAAGCAGTTGGTTACAACGCTGGTTTGTCAATTGACACCATCGCTCGTAACGTGCTTGAAGCAGGCGACAACGTGATTTACGCAACAGGTGGAGCAGTTGACCCATCCAGCCGTACAACCGTCAACGCTGACGACACCCTCTCATCGAACGATGTTCGTCGAGTTGTCGCACAGCTTCGTGGCGCAAACGTACCTACCATCAACGGTTCGTATGTTGGCTTTATCCACCCAGACGTGTCTTACGATTTCCGTTCAGCAACAGACGCAGCAGCTTGGCGTACACCAGCTAACTACGTCAACCCTGAAGGCATCTACAACGGTGAAATCGGTATGTTTGAAGGAGTCCGTTTTATGGAGTCGCCACGTGCGCCGAAGTTCACTGACGCATCAAACAACAGTGGTTCCAGTGGAACAATTGACGTATACGGCACACTCATTATGGGCCGTCAGGCTCTTGCCAAGGGTATTTCCCTCGGTGGCGAGTATGGCGCACAGCCAACAATTGTGTACGGAACAGTGACCGACCTTCTCAAGCGTTTCCGACCAGTCGGCTGGAAGCACTTTGTTGGTTACGGTGTGTTCCGTCAGGAAGCATTGCGTCGTATCGAGTCTGCATCAAGCATTGGTACAAACGCCTAGTTCCCGACAAGGAATTGATTAGAACCCCATAAAGGTTCAGCGAAGCCCCTGCCCGTTTGGGTGGGGGTTTTTGCTATCCTATGTGTATGGCAACATTTATTCCACCGGTTGACCCGTTTGTGTATTGGGCTGAACCAGGCGAAAGAGGAATCTTCGCATATATGAACCCAGGCAAAAGAGGCCGTAATGTGTTCAAATTAACTGATGGTTCTTTCACAGAGTCACAACCTGGCGACCCATCAATTATTTCTATTACTTACCACGGTGGTCACGTTCATCCGTTGACTGCTGCTGAGGAAGCAGATTTGATTGCTGCTGGCTATGGGGATTACATTGAAGCATAGGGAAGACCATCCGAATTTGGATGTTGAGGGATGTTTTGCTTGTAAAATTACAGGCATACAGGTGGGGTCTAATTCGACTACTACTCGTGGTTCGCAGGTAGCGAAAATCAATGAGCGTGAAAAGGGTTGGAATAAAGATATGCCTGCTTATAAGCGTCTTCGTGAGCAGGGTTTGCAACCTAGACAGATTGATGGTGCTTCTGTGTTGGAATCACGCGCAACTGAACGCTGGCAAATTGAGGGTTTGCCTGCTTCTGAAACGTGAACTATCAAGCTTGGCAAGGGTTTGATGACCCTAACTTTGGTTATGGGGCGATGCTTGATGGGTTCAAGAAGTCTTTACCTAAGAATGTAAAACTGGACAAACACGCTTCTGTTCACGTTCATATGCAAATCCCTAATGCTTGTAAGGGTTGGTTCAGAGGGCAACATAGGGTTTTGTTTTCTATGTGGGAAACGGATTCTTTGCCTGGGAATTTTCGTAGGTGGATTGAACATTTTGACCAGGTTGTTGTTCCTTGCCAACATAACGTGGAACTGTTTAGTCAGTTTCATAATGATGTTTCTTATTGTCCTTTAGGGGTGGACCATAGTTTTTGGAAACCTATGGATGTTGAACGGACTGATGTGTTTCGGTTTCACGGTGGTGGTTCTTTGTGGAGGCGTAAAGGGTTGGATGTTTTGGTGAACGCTTTTAATGCTTTGAAGTTACCTAACGCCGAGTTGCATATCAAGGCTGCGCCTCACGCTAAGGATGTGCCTGTGAATCGTTTGGGGGACAAGGTGTTTTTGAATAGGGATTGGATGTCTCGTGAGCAACATAGAGAGTGGTTCAACAAGGCTGATTGTTTTGTGGCTGTGTCTCGTGGTGAAGGTTTCGGTTTGATGCCTTTGCAGGCTATTGCTAGTGGTGTTCCTACAATCGTGTCAGACAGCACAGGACAGTCCCAGTTCGCTCATTTAGCCTTTGGGGTGGTTCCGTGCCGTAAATCCACGGCAGAGACTCTGGGGCAGTGGGATGAGCCGAACCAAAAGGTTTTGGAGGAACTGATGATGGAGGCATATTCAAACCGTCAAACCATTAGGGATACGGCTGTGGCTCGCGTTCCGGAATCGAAGGTGTTTTCTTGGTCTAACGCCACGAAGAAGCTACTTAGTCTTATCCCAGAGGGAAACCTTTTGGAAGACCCAGTGTGGTATGAACCTGAAATTATGACCAGTATTCAGGTGGTTCGTAAAGTCAACGCCCATATCGGGTTGCAGTTTTATAGTTTGAAACCAGGGGAAACTTATGTTGTTCCAGAGAATGTGCATCAGGTTCTTCTGAATTCAGGGGCTATCCAATAGTGCTATAATCACACAAGTATGGCTGCACCTGCAAGACAAGATTTAACTATTACTCGTGGTGATACCGAAACGGTAGAGGTCACTATCACTACTGACGGTACAACTGCCGTGAATATTACTGGCCGTACCTACACGTCACAGATGCGTACCACTCCAGATATTGCTGCGATTTCTATTACCGGTACTTGCGCTGTTACTAATGGTGCTGCTGGTGAGATGGCTGTTACATTTGCTGCGGCTGATACTGCTGATTTGGACCCTGGCTTTTTGTATTGGGATTTGCAGGAAAACGCTTCTGGTGTTATTACCACTATTCTTTCGGGTACTGTAACGGTTCTTGCCGATGTGACCAGGTAGTTTATGGCTACCACAAAGGTCACTGTTGCTGTTTCTAACGAACCAGTTGTTGTATATAAATCTGGTACTTCTATTGTTTTGGCGTTGGCTGACCCTTCTGTGCCTGCAACTGTCGGCACGAAAGTTTTAGTTGTTGGTTCAGAGTCGGCTGGTCCACAGGGGGCAAAAGGGGATACAGGTGCAACAGGTGCAACAGGACCAACAGGTCCTACAGGCTCTACTGGTGCTACTGGTTCGCAGGGTGTGACTGGACCTACTGGTTCGCAGGGTGTGACTGGACCTACTGGGGCGCAAGGTGTTACTGGTCCTACAGGTCCTACAGGCTCTACAGGTCCTACTGGTGCTGCTTCTACCGTCACAGGTCCTACAGGCCCTACTGGAGCGACTGGTGCTGCTTCTACGGTAACAGGACCTACTGGCCCTACAGGTGCTACTGGTCCAACTGGTCCAACTGGTTCACAAGGTATTCAAGGGGTAACAGGTCCAACTGGTGCAACAGGTGCAGCTTCGACTGTCACAGGTCCGACAGGTCCGACTGGTTCAACTGGTGATATAGGGGCGACAGGTCCGACAGGCGCAACTGGTGTTGCAGGTCCGACTGGTCCAACAGGACCAACAGGGGCAGCCTCTACTGTTACAGGTCCGACAGGTCCAACAGGACCTACAGGGGAAGCATCTACCGTTACCGGACCTACTGGACCAACAGGTCCTACTGGTGCCGCTAGTACAGTTACAGGTCCAACTGGTGCTACGGGTCCTACTGGGCCTACAGGCTCAACAGGGGAGGCAAGCACGGTTACTGGTCCTACAGGTCCTACTGGTGCTAATGGTTCTTTTGCAACGACACAAACTGTCAACACACAAACAGGAACAACGTATTCTTTGTTATCAGCAGACCTTGGAAAGATGGTTACGTTGAGCAATGCTTCAGCTGTGACTGTAACTGTTGGCACTTCTCTTGGGTTTACTGCTGGTCAAAGCCTTGACCTTCTCAGTCTTGGGGCTGGTCAAGTTACTGTTTCTGCTGGTGGTGCAACCCTTACTGGAACGCCAGGGTTGAAACTTCGAACCCAATATTCAAGTGCAACTTTGTTTTGCATCGGAACCAACAGTTTTGTTCTTATTGGTGATTTGAGCGCGTAATGCCTATCCGACGTGGGGTAGTTGCTGCGAGCATTACTGAATTACCAACTGTTTCTATTGGTTCGGTTACTAACTTCAACCAAGACCGAGCCACATTCAACGCCACAGTTAGTGCTAATTATCAAAGCACAACAGTTAAGTTTCAGTACAACACTACAAATAACTTTTCTTCCTATACAGAGGTAACTGCTACTGGTTCACCTGTTACTGGCCAATCTGTTGCTGTTTATTTCAACGTAACTGGTTTGTCTGTTGGCACTACTTATTATGTTCGAGCTGTTATTAGTAACGGTATTGGTACGGCTACTACTGCTTCTACTTCGTTTACTACCTGGTCGCTGAAGACATATACAAAGACAACTTCTGGAACCGTCAATGACGCTGTGTATCTACAAACCATCACACCTACTGGTGGTTCTGCTATCACTCCATTTATCTTCAATGTGTTCTTTTTTGGTGGTGGA